CACCGCCCTGCTTGACGAGCTCGGTCCCGCGCTTGTCCAGGATCTCGATCGTCGTACCTTCGGGGAGTTCGTCGAGCTCCCCCGGCCTTGTGAGTGTCACAGTATCACACCGTCACACTTGCACAAGTTCGGCGACGCCTTGCAGCTTGCGATGCAGGTCACCCACCGACCCGTCGTTGACCAGCACGTGGTCGAAGGGCCAGTCATCCAGCGCGGTCTCACTGACGTGGGCTCGGCCGTACTTGTCCTTGGTCGGGCCCACGCCGGGCCTCTCGACCCGGATCATCACGCCACCACGCTTGGCCACGGCCTCCGCCTCGTTGGGGAAGCGGACGTCGGTCACGACCAGGCCGGCTGCGTCCTGGTGGTCGGCGTACAGGGCCTCCACCCACACGTCATCGCCGAGCACCCGCCTGCCGGCCTCCGTGCCCGTGCGCTGGAGCAGGGACCGGACCTCGGGGTACGAGGTCTTCGCGTAGTCCCAGCCGGCCGAGTCGACGAGCTGTCGCAGGCGCAGGCTCCCGGCACCGTAGTGCCCAGGGATCAAGGGGTTCACTGCGTACAGGAACTCCTTCAGCTTGTCGGCGTAGCCCGCCTGCCTCCAGCCTCGCTGGATCAGGGCGTCAGCCGCGGTGTTCTTCCCGGACCTCGCGTATCCGCTGAGTCCCACGATCAGGTCGGTCACCTCAGACCCCCGCGAAGTGGAAGGACTGGTTGACGTCGGCCGCCTTGACCAGCTCACCCGCGAGGCCGGCGAACGCACGGTCCACGGTGACGGCGACGGCCTGGACACGGGCCCGGCCCTCGACGAACGAGATACCCAGGTCGGTGATCGACCACCTCTGGTCCTGCTCGCGCTTGGCCAGGCCGAACCAGGCCAGCTTCGCGAAGACGGAGTACTCGGCGTTGCTCAGGCCCAGGTCGTCACGCTTCAGACCCTGGCCTCCGTGCAGGTACAGCTTGCCCAGACCCGAGACCTCGTTCTTGCCCAGGCGGCTGCGCTTCTCGACGTTCACGGTGGTGCTCCCCTCATCACGGCTGCCTCATCAGGAGGTGGGCGCCACCCCGCCCCGACCTCCCTTCAGGAGGTTTCGGCACACTTACACACTCAGTCAGGACGTTTCGCGGTGACCGTCGAAGCAGCGGATGTACGAGGTGTCGCCGACCGTGGCCCAGCACAGGCGGTGGCCCCACACGGTGCCCCAGTACTCGCGGTGCGCGGCCTTGTTGGTCTTGGCCCAGGCGGCACGCTTGGCCGGGTCGTTCAGCTTCGGGTTCAGGTACGTCACCTTGCCCGCACGGTCCACGATGTACGCCGGTCCGGCGCCGTCCCAGTAGCAGTTGGTGTCGTCGTGGTCGTCGGCGCACACCTTCGTCGGGAGGTGGGCCACGCTGGCCGGGAGCGTGGTGACGGAGGCCACCGACTCAACCCTCACGGGGCCGGCCGCGGTGGAGGTGGCACTGCCGAGCAGGAACCCGGCGGCGAGGGCGAGGGTGGCGACGATCTTCGTGAGCTTCATGGTCAGTTCTCCTTGGTCAGGTTCAGCGGGGGAAGGGTGATCGCTCCGGTTCTCGGCGGCTGCCAGAGGGGAGGGAGCTCAAACTTGAAGGCCGTCAGCCTGGGTATCTCATGCGGTCGGGCGACGCCGTTGTCCACGGCTACCTGGTACGTCAGGGCGAACTGGGCGACCGCCCGCTTGATGATCTCGCTGTAGCTCAGGCCCGTCGGGGCGAGCGTCTGGATGTGGCGGGCCAGCTCGTCGTCGACTCGCGCACTGAGCTGTCGGGGCAGGTCACTCATGCGGGCACCTGCTCGATGAGGATCTCGCCCTCGGAGCTGATGATCCCGGCGTCGATCAGGTCCAGTGCGGCTCGGCCGTACCACCCCTGCAACGTCCACACCAGGCCGCTCTTGATCAGGTAGGCGAAGAGCTGCACGATCTCGTCGATCTCCAGCTCATCCGACTCGAAGCTCATCAGGTCGATGGCGATGTCCTTCATGCGTCCCATGTCTCAGCCCTTCGCAATCTCGGTGATCAGTGCACTGGCCAGGCGGAACCCGATGAAGAACAGGGCCAGGTCGGCGTGTCCTTCGGGGGTGTCCGGGCTGGGCCGTCCGAACTCGGTGACGTTCTCCTTGTAGGCGCTCAGGTCCACGAACCGGCGCCACTTCACGCTCGGCTCAGCCGTGCTGCCGATGTCGGCCGCGGCGTCCTGGATGGCCTCGCGGTAGGGGGTGGTCACCTGCCCGAACTCCTCGGCCATCTCGACCACCTTGTCCCGCACGAGGGCGAGGAAGTCGGCACCCTCACTCACTCGCGAGTCGGGCTCGGCGCACCCGGCGAGGCGGGCCAGGGTCGGCGGGTCGTAGTGGTTGATCTTCTCGATGACGTTCATCGGTCTCGCTCCACAAAGGTTGGCTCTTCAGGAACGGGGATCCTCCCCGCCCGACCACCTCCCGGTGGTTTCGCCTTGATGTGGTTACAGTATCACAGGTGCGCAGGTTGCACACTCTCCTCAGCCGTACCGGATCTCCCCCAGTGCGGCGAGCTGGACGATCACGTCCGCCGTGCCTGCGTCGATGTGCCCCGCGTCGATGCCCTGCTTGTCGTCCCGGTCCATCCACGACTCGATGACGTAGCCGTGGTACTCCCGGTTCACGTACGCCTGGTCGATGTCGAGCAGCTTGGCGTACGCCTCGCGGACGTCGTCGGCGCTGAGGTAGTGGACTCCCTCGACCTCACGCACGTCGTCGAAGGGGAAGATGGGGTGCGGCGCCGTGCCCTCGGTGATCGTCCACTGCTTGCCCTCGGGCAGGCCGGCGAACTCCTCCGCGGTGGGCTCCGTCGCCCAGTAGGTGATGCCTCCGTACGAGGCGGTGTCGATGATGTCCTGGGCACGTTCGTCGGTGACGTACCGCTTGATCTCTTCGGTGCTGGGCATTGTGGTGGCTCCCCCGGTCAGACGTTGGCGGTGATGCGGACGACGGCCTCGCTGGCCTCGTACTTGTTGGAGCGCACCGCCTTGCGGGCCAGCGTCAGCTCCTTGTCCGTGCGCTTCGAGTCGCGGACGTTGGCGTCGTGGGTGCGGAACTTGGGGGTCACTGTGGTTCTCCGATCACGTACGGCAGGCTCATCAGCGGGGGGATGCCACCCACCCCGGACCCCCTTCCAGGGGTTTCGCCTTGGGTCAGTTCAGGTTCAGCAGGTCGATCAGTTCCTCGGTCGTGACCACCTCCAGCTCGTGCTTCACGACCGTGCCCTCGGTCACCACCTTGGGTCCCTCGATCAGCGTCGGGACGGGCTGGCCCGCCAGCTCCAGGACCCACGCCTCGTAGTCGTCGATGCCCACGTGCAGGTCTTCCGGGTCGTCGTCGCCGTCGGCATGGCCTTCGAGGAAGCTCATCGCGGCCCGCTTGTGGCCGGAGGTGGCGAGCGCACGGGCCAGGTCTTCCGCCTCGGTGCAGGTGAAGTGGCCACCCACTCCGGACGCCGTCATCGGGTCGCCGAGGATGCGGGCGAACGTCGCGATCACGGAGTTCAGATCCTCGATCTCCTCGTCGCTGTCCCGCTCGTCCTCCTCGACCTCGAACAAGGCGAGGTATCCGTAGCTCTCTTGCCAGTACTGGCCGGGGTCGGGGCGCTGCCCACCCTTCAGCCCTCCCCCGCAGGTCTCGCACTTGTACGGGCCAGGCTTCAGCGGGTAGAGGATCGGGCCGTTGTCGGCCGGGCACCGCACTACATTGCTCGGGATCATCTCGGTCACACCTTCACACTCATGGCTGCCATCATCAGGAGGCGGGAGCCACCCCACCCCGACCACCTCCCGGCGGTTTCGGCTTGGCACACTTGCACACTTACGCCGCAGTAGCGAACATGGTTCCCCTCGTGGACGTCCCGACCAGGCGGTCTCGCCACACCACCCAGGTCACCGCCTGCACCGTCGAGGGCAGCTCACCCAGGCGCTGGGCCGCCTCCCTGTAGCAGTCCGCGATCAGGGCGTACCTCCCCTTGGAGCTGAGCCCGCGGTCCTTGATCCCGTACTCCTCCCCCACCGCGATGTCGTGGGCATGCCGGTCCACGCAGACCGCGTCCGCGTCCGTCGGGTCGAGTATCGAGCGGTAGAAGTGGCCGGTCTTGCGGTCCATGGGCAGCACCTCCACCGGGTCCGTACCCGCCAGGATCTTGACCGCCTTGGCCAGGCAGTCTCCCGTGTGACGGGCCGGAGTGCCCGACTCGTACGCCTCCGTGGCCAGCTCGATGTTCAGCCACCAGGCCGTCTGAGGGGACAGCGCTGCCAGGAGGCCGGCGCCGACCACGACATTCCCGTCGGTCATCGACGAGGCCAGGCGGTGCGCACTCGGGTACCAGTCCCGGCCCTGCGCCTCCTGCTCGGAGGACGCGTCCAGCCACGTGGTGATGATGTTCCGGACGTACTGCTCACGGGTCTTGTCGTCGGCCTTGATCGGGATCATGTCTCTCTCATCTCTGGGTATCGGTGGCTGCTCATCAGGACCAGGCCGCCACGCCTGGCCAACACCCGGCCTACTGAGGGCAGTTGGTCCGGGTGTTTCACATCGGGTCTTGCTTGCCGTCCCGAGCTGGGGGCATCGGGACGGCGGAGGTAACGCAGTCACTGCCTGGGGGCTCACTGCCTAAAGAAGGCGAACTCCCAGTTGCTGCCCTCGCGGTGTCCACGACGGTCGAGCATCAGCGTCTGGCGCACGGTGACCTGCATGTTTGGCCTTCCAGCCTCGTTGTGATGTGACACGTGGGGGGTGGCTCATCAGCGGCCGGGTACCGATCCCGGTCCGTACGCCCTCTCGGCGTTTCGCCTTCCTCGTGACAGTATCACAGCTTGCGCAGGTTACACACTCAGACCAAGGACATGAACACGACGTCGGGCTCACCCGGCGTCCAGTTCGCGACCCGCTCCGTCTCCTGGAATCCGAACTGCTTGTAGTACTCCGGCAGGAACCCGTCGAAGCAGTCCAGCTTGCTCGCACCCTTGTGGTTCACCGCGTCCCACACCAGGTCCGTACCGCGACCCTTGACCGTGGAGAACAGACCGATGAACGTCCCGTCCTGGGCCACGCCGAACCCGGACTGGAAGTCGGGCGTCAGGTAGTACCGCGCACCGCGGGGCATCTCGTGCGGCTCGGAGGTCGCCTCCGCGATCCTCTCGCTACCCACTCGGGCCCAGTCCAGGGCCGCGGTGTACTCAGACCACGAGGCCGGGTGTACGTACGTCGTCACTGCGACTCCTCACATCGAGCAGGCTGGCTCATCAGCGATCGGCTACCAGCCGACCGGACCCCCTCCCAGGGGTTTCGCCTTTGCTCACCGGGGCGTGACTCGCTCCAGCACCTCCGGTTCGTTCACCGCGTGCCACTCCTCCCAGCAGATCTCTCCGCAGAAGTCCTCGTAGGACCTGATGGGGGCGCCGCACCCGTTGTCGCAGCGTCTGGGGTTGTCGTTCATCGCACCTCACTTGCGGGGGGCGTGGGGATGCCGTTCTGCACCATCACCCACGTACAGGCGTCCTCGAATCCGCGCTCGCAGTCGTCCTGCTTGGAGTCGGCGAACCCGTCGTTGAACGTACTCACGCTGGAGGCCGGAGCCTGGGGAGAGGGCGTCAGACCGTAGGTCAGAGCTCCCCCCAGGGCCAGGCCGGCGACCAGGGCCACCAGAGTCCTTCTCATCGGGCCAGCACCTCGGCCTTGTACGCCTCGAACGCCTTGACCTCGGCGTCATGCACCCGCTCGCCGAACTCCAGCGACAAGGCCCGGAGGTTGTTCTGCCGGAGGCCAGCGTTCACGCGGGCCCTGTACCGGCTGTACTGGATCGAGTAGGTGGACTTGTCGAGGGAAACCATGGGGACTCCTTGGGATCGAGCAGGCTGGCTCATCAGCGACCAGGAACCACCTGGCCGGACCTCCCCTTGGGGGCGGGAAGGTTTCGCCTTTCGACGTTGCTACACTCTCACACTTGTCACACTTGCACAAGCGGGAGAACAGTGACCCTGGTGCACTCGATCGTCAGGCCCTGCACCTCAGTCTGGTGTGCCCGGTAGGGCTCCCAGGCCGCGTCGGCGATCAGGTACTTGTCCTGGTTGCCGAGGATGCCCAGCCACCATTCGGCGTGGTCGCCCTCGAAGGGCCAGAGGTCCGCGACCGGGTCGCTCGCACCATCGCCGGTGTGGGAGTTGACCAGGTAGCCGTACTGCGGTCGCCACGGGTCCGGCGTGATCTGGACCAGGTACTGCGGGTATCCGAACCGGTCGGCGTGGTCCTGGCAGAGGTAGCTCTTGCCGCGACCGGCGGTGTCGTAGTAGTGCGTTGCGGTGGCGAGATGGTCGCCGTACGTGCAGTGCATCGTGCTCCCCTTCGTTGCGTTGC